TGGTAAAAAAGCCTCAGTTGGTGGGGCTCAACAGAGATGACCTGGTTAAACATAGTTACGCATGACTTGCATGCGGTCTTTCACACAGGAAAGGAGTCCTGGTAATGGCTGGAGAAAAAGTAGTAAAAGATGGTGAAATTGTTGATGCTGATGACGACATTCAGGATGATGTCATTGATGATGATGTTGAAGATGTTGATGACGACATTGTTGATGATGACATTCAAGATGATGACGATGACGATGATGCCAAAAAGAAAGAACCTTGGATGGCAGATGAAGACGGACAGCCACCTTCAACTGTTCCTGTCGGCACTCACATCAGAATGAAACAGAAACTGAAGGGGAGGCTGCATGACCAAAGCGATGAGTTGACAAAGCTCAGAGAGGAAAATGCTCGATTAAAGGCGGGGCAACAAACACCTGCACAACCCTCGAAACCTCCACGGAGGCCGAAGGAAAATGATTTTGAAACATTGGCTGAATTTGATGAAGCACTTAGTGAATATGATCAGAAAATGGTTGATTACCGGCTTCAAACTGCAAATAGAAAGAATGAAATTCAACGATTGCAGATGGCCACGAAGGCCAAGTTGGAAGAAGCTGTGGATGGTCACTATACAAGAGCTGCTAAACTTATTCAGGACAATGGTATTGACACTGAGGTTTACCAACAAGCCGATCGCACTGTCAGGGAAGCTATGGAAACCCTGATGCCAGGTAGAGGTGAATTCACCACCGATCAGATTATATCTGTCTTAGGTGAAGGATCGGAAAAAGTTATGTATTTCCTTGGTAGAAATAAGAACGCCTTAAATGAGCTAAAATCCTTGCTAGTCGAAGATCCAACTGGGCTTAGAGCAACCATGTACCTTGGTCAGCAACGTGAACGCCTCCTAAACAACAAACGACGAATGTCCAAAGCCCCAGCTCCTGGAAAGAAAGTCAAAGGTGATGCAGCACCTACCTCAGCTAAGGCTAAATCTTTGCTGAAGAAGAGAAAAGCTGCACAAGCTGTAGGTAATTTGCAAGCTGCCTATGACATCAAAAAACAGGCTAAGCAACAGGGTATAGACGTTTCAACTTGGTAAGGAGAATAAACTACCATGGCTCTTTCAACTGGTAAAATCGCAGAAGTCCTCTTTGAAAAAACCATGGAATCATACGAGCACCAAATGAGTATGCTTCCTTTGGTAAATTTTCATGAGCCCAACGGTGGGGACATGCAGAATGCGGGTAATTTTGTGTGGTATCCCGTTCAGCAGCATGCCCCTGTAATCTCAGGATGGGACCTCACCGGTAATGAAACCGGTATTATCGAGGAAACCTATCCTGCCTTACTCGGCACCCCTTCGAATGATTTCGTAAGGATGAGAGCTGATGATCTTCGTGATCAACGGTTCTGGGAACGCCGAGCCAAAGAATCTGGCAGGAAACAGGCTACCGATCTCAATAAGGCAATTGCTCAGGCAGTTGTTACTCAGGGATCACTGTTCTATCGATCAAATGCCACTAGCGGCTTCGACTTTATTGCTGAAGCTCAGGCCCTCATGAATGAACGTCAGCTTATGAATAATGGCCGCGCGTTCATCCTCAATGATCGTGACAACTTGACCTTTGGTCAAGATCTTGCCGCTCGCCAAACCCTTCAGGGCCGTCCGGAAGAAACCTGGTCAAAGGGTCAGATCGGCGCTAACATTGCTGAGTTTGACATTTTCACTGGTTCATTCCTGCCGAATATCACAGGTGGTGCAGACCCAGCAGTTACGGTTACTGGTAATCAGGCCTTCGTTCCCTCAGGCGGCACTGTCAATGCAACGACTGGCGTCGTAACCAATGTTGATTACAGGGAAGCCTCTCTTGTTGTCAACGATTCATCGCTTGTGAGTGTCGGTGATAAATTTCAGCTTGAAAACAGTGGTACTGCCATTGATGCTGTCGGTCTTGCTGATAAGACTGATACCAATCAGCCGATGACTTTTTCTGTCATTGAGATCACTGATTCCACTCACATTAAAATCTACCCGAAACCGATTGCAGCAGATCAGACGGGTATTACAACTCTCCAGGCGGCTTATGCCAATATTGACACCGCCATTCTTGATGGCGCCACCCTCACTCGCCTCAATATCGATGCTTCGAATAAGGCCAACATCTTCTTCGAACGCGATGCTGTCGAGGTTATCGGTGGCACCATTCCGGCCGATCTTTTCAAACAGTATGATGGCATGAAAGTCATCACTGATACAATGTCAAACGGCCTGCGTTTGTATCTGGTTTATGACGGCAATATCGCTACCATGAATTTCCGATTCAGACTCTTCACCTGGTATGGTATTACTATTTGCAACCCGTCCAATTGCGGAGTTGCAGTAACTTACTAATCATTCTACCTGGTGGGGCTTCGGCCCCACCCTGAACAAGGAGAATCAAATTATGGCTGCAAGAGCTACTTTAGTTGAATTTTTACACCGTGATTTGATCCCTGAACAAGGATCAAGTCCTGTCAAAGCTGTCGCCGCTGATACCTTGGCTATTCCTATTACTCATCCTATTGTTTCGAAAACGACTGGTGGTGATGCGGAAGCTTTGACCTTGGCAAATGGCAGCGAGGGTCAGATGTTGGTTATCATTCTCGCCACCGACGGCGGTGGTGATGGTACTCTGACACCTTCGACTGCAACTGGTTGGGCCACAATCGTTTTCGCTGATGCCGGTGATCGTGCAGTTCTGTATTATGTTGATGATACGGTTGGTTGGATCATCCTGGGTCTTTCCGGCGTTTCTGGTCCCCCGGTGACTACTGTCTAAAACCATTCTACCTGGTGGGGCTTATGCCCCACCCTGAACAAGGAGAATAAAACATGAGAGATTTCTTTCACACTGGTTTACAAGTTAGTAGGAGTGACATTTCTGGTATTAAAAGTAATGTTTTGAATCCTACCAAAAAGTTTTTTGTAAGAGGAGGGAGTGGAGTTGCATCTCCTGTGCCCGGTATTTATGAAGCTGGGAGTGATAATAATGATGGTTTAACATGGGATACCGCTTTTGCAACTATTGCTAAAGCTATTTCAGTTTCCAATTCATATATTAATTGGAGTGGATCTCCGTGGGCAGTAAACACTGAAATTCATATCGCTCCTGGAAAGTACGCTGAGAATTTAACATCAATGCCTTATGGTGGTTGTCTTATTGGTCATGGTAATGCATTTGATGCTGATGGTGAACGTGGTGTTCGAATTAGACCTGCTTCTGGTGGCGCAATTGCTGTTACTTCAATGATTAACAGTGGATTGTATAACCTTAATATTCAAGTAGCTGATGCTTCTGACATTTTCTCAGCTACAAATTTTAACAACAATGAAATTATCCATTGTTCCTTCCAAGGTCCGCCTGAAGCAACTACAGCAACTCGAGGAATGAATCTCACTGATGCTGTTGCCAATCTTATTCGCGATTGCCAATTCTTTTATATGGATTGTGCAATTGACTGGACCGCTGGCGGCGGTCCCACTTCTGTAAGAAATTGGATTGATAGAAATATCATTTCATTTTGTTCAGAAGCTGGTATTCGATTTCATTCTACTACGGTAGCTCCCATTACTATGATTACTAATAATTATATTAGTGGTGGTTCTGGTACTCTTGCTATTGGTATTGACATTAACATGGCTACTCCTACAATCGATGTCTATGGTAATTTTATTTCAGCCACTGATGGCATTGAGGGTGATACTACAGGAAACCATATTGGTGGCAATTACTGTAATGGCGTATTAGAATAAGAGGTTATCATGTCAGAAATTAGAACTATTTGTAAAAGGTGTGGTGGGTCAGGTGAAGTTCCATCAACTCAACCTGATCCACTTAATCCAGGTTCCTATAATCCAGAAATGGTCACCTGTAGTAGATGTGATGGCATTGGTAATTTTAAAAGTAGTTTTATTACAGGTGACCTATTGGATAAACTTGATGATATTATGGACAAAGTCAATGATATCTTCGAAAAAGTCAATGAATAAGGAGACCTGATAATGGATAAATCAGTTGATCATTCCCAAGCTGATAAAATTGCTGCTGAAACAAAAGCAAAAATTTTAAAAGCGGTCAAAACTGAAAAACCAAAGAAAAAGAAAGCAAAGGCCAAAAAATGATCGTTCTGTTCAAAGAAGGTACTTCTCACAATTATAAGGGAATTACCTGTCAGATACAAATTGTTGATGAATTTGGGTTTGAGCCCTTCCTGAAGCGAGGTTGGGTTCTAAACCCAAATGACCTTTACAAAAACAACGGAGGAGAGACTCCTAAAAGCTCCATGGAGAAAGAGGCGAAGCCTGCTGCGTCGCAAGTGACCGCTGGGAAACTTAGAGCAGCAGACAGACGTCTGAAAGCTTCTGGACCTAGTAAGACATCTACGAATGTGGCGACTTCGCAAAAGTAGGAGGAATCGTGACCACAAAAGTTGATATAATAAATACTGCATACTCTTTAATGAGAATATCAGGGCTCACCAAAGACCCTTCTGCTTCTGACCTGACTCTTGCTCTTGCTAGGTTAGAAGACATGGCTCATGAGTTTCTTGCAAGGAATATTGATGTAAATTATAACTTCGAGAACTCACCAACAACCGGTGCTTTACATAACCTGGAGCGTAAATATCGTTTCCCGTTTGCGGCAAACCTAGCAGCTAGGCTTTTAGCTGATTTTGGCAAAGAGCCTTCTCCAGCATTGATGGCACAAGTATCATCAGGATTCTCATTTCTCTCCTCTGATACTGCACTATTTAGACCGGTCAATTACCCCACTCGAATGCCGAGAGGGGAAGCTAATGCCCGGAGATCTCTTTGGTGGTCACGATTCAACAATCCTGAATCTCAAACTCCTCAAGATGCTCAAGTCTCCCATACAATGTATATTGATGACATCAATGATTATGTTGAGTCTTTTGCTGCTTATCTTGACTCAGGTGAAACAATCTCATCATATACAATTACAGCTGAAACTGGCTTAACCATTTCTACTTCAGCTAATGCAACCCCTCTTATAACTTATACAATACAGGCAGATGGATTAAGTACAGGTGCTGATGTTGGTTTATTAAGAGTTAAAATTGTAGTTACTACATCTGCTGGAAGAATAGAAACCCGTATTATAAACTTTCAACTTTTGGATTCAACCATTTCATCATAAGGAGTAAGCAATGGCTAATACAATTAAGACCACAAATCGGACCATTGAAGTAAGTGCAATTGATTCTGATTATTCAATGGGTGTTGGACTAAATGTTCAATCTGTTCATTTTATCCCAGGAGCAGTTGATGATGTAGTAGACATCATTGAAGTTCATCCAGATTCGCCTGTAAAATGTCGATTGATGGCTGATGTAACAGATGAACCAAGAACAGTGTATTTTGACAATCAACGTTTACGCCTTGGCTTTGTTTTTGCAAATGGTACATTTTCTGCAGGATCAAAAGTCATCTTCAATATAGGAGAACGCAGATAATGAAAAAATTAATTATTCTCCTGATATGTCTTTTTGCCACAGTTGCTTTTGCTGATATTACTGAAACTCTAACATTCGGATGGCAGCAAGAAACTCTTGATTATGTTACTCATTGGGAATTAGAAATGGGTATAAGCGATACAGGTCCTTTTATGAATATTGGATCTATTCCTTACGACGGAACTCCTCAAGCCGAGTTTCAAGCTCCTTTGGAAACAACAGTTACAGGTCCTGGAGGAACTACTCAAACAAGGTATTTTAGAATGAGAACTTGTGGTGATATTCCTCAATCTGATGGAACAACTCAAGCTGAATGTTCAACTGGTTATTCAAATATTGTATCTCATGATTTTTGGATTCCTGCTGGTGAATTTCAAGTACCAGTGCAATTTAGGATAATTGCTCAATGATCGGTTTAATTGCTAAAATAGGAAAACATATTGGTGGTGTAGTTATACCATATGAAGATCTACTTACTTTTACAGAAGTAGACCCAAATAGTGATATAACAATTACCAAATATGTATGTACTTTTGATACAATGCAGCGAGGAGTTGCTGCTTATGTTTATAAAGATTATGGAGTTGGTTATTTTGGTGATTTTGAAATAGAATTTGAAGCTATAGCAACAGTACAACAATCTAATGTTTCAACTATTGTATTTGCATTAGTAAATACTCCTGGGTCTTTTCAAGATATAATAGATTCAAATGTTGGTGTGTCATTACATTTAAATTCTAATGCAGCTGTTGGTATAAAAATTCAAGAATATTCTTTAGATAATGGTGATGAAGCAGCTTTTGATCCAACTGGAACTCTTTATTATTACAAAATTACCAGAGTGGATACAACTTTAACTTGTTATATTTATTCAGATGCTGCTAGAACTGTTTTAGTAGATACTTTGACAATTACAGGTGTAACTACTCTCTATAGATATTTACAAGTATTAGCATCAAGAGAACTTGCAGCAACAGAATACTCTACAGGTTATACACAAAATTTTGACATCAATCCAAATGATTACATAGAAGTTTATGATATAACTTCAGTTGATGAAAACGGCGATTATACAATATCACAGTTTAAAATTCATGCAAATAGTATGCGTAGAGATGCTAATTCATACAATTATATAGATTATGGAGTTGATTACTTTGGTGATTTTGAAATTCAATGTGTAGTAGAAATAGAAGCTTCAGAGAATTATAGTAATTTTGAATTTTTAATGTTAGCTAATACTATTGGCACAAGACAAGATCATCTTGATGCTAGTGAAGGTATAGGAATACAAGCTTACGGTGGAGCAGGTGATAGCAATGCAGAATTGCAAATATATGATAATCCACTTTCTAATAGTGATATTTATGAACCAGGTGGAACAACAATATCACGTAAATATTGCACATGGAAAAGAGTTGGAACTACATTGACTCTTGAAATATATTCTGATGCTGCTAGAACAGTATTAGTTGATACTCTTACAATAACATGTTCATCTACAGCTTTTAGATATCTTCATATTGGATGTGGTAGAGAAAATACATCTGTTGGAGATAGTGAAATTACTGCATTTGTAGAAAAAGTAAAAATAATAACTGCTTCTTAGGAGGCCATAAATGAGTGAAGAAAAATGGGATGGTCATACTGAAAGAAGAAAAGATGTTTGTCCATTTCATCATGATAAAGTTCAACAAATAGAAGAACTTGAAAGGTCAAAAGTATCTTTTACTGTGCTAAAAATTTTTATTTCTATTATATTAATCATCGGTGGTGCTTATTGGTACCATGAAGATATGCAAAGTCAAGAACGTTTTAAAGACATGTTTATAGTACAACAAAATAATACAGAACTTCTTCGGGAGCATATAAGAATTAGTAGTTATATGCTTCGGAAGATGAGTGATGACGTTCGTGAGACTAAATTAAATCTTGAAGCTGTTATGACAAAAGAAGGTCTTCCATACCAAGAAATTCCAAATTCCCATGAATATAATCCTGAAAGGTAGGAGATTGCAGTGCCTCAAATTCCAGTAACATTAATTAAAGGTGATTATCAAGGTTCAGATGTAGATTACCGCGATAATCTTCCTGTCAATATGTATGCTGTACCAAGGGAGATCAAAGGTGTCCAAGGATATATGATTGGTTTTCCGGGATTAACTTCCTTTGGTACAAGCTTAGGTATTGATCGTGGTGGTATTTATAATGATAGGCAAAGCAATCATTTTCGTGTATCCGGTACACGATTTATATATGTTGATGCTGATGGTACTGTTACTAATGTTGGTGAGATAACGGGTACTGGACAAGCGGCTATGCCTTTTTCATTTAACACACAAGCTGTTATAACTGATGGCAAAATGTGGTTATATGAATCAGTTGGTGGTCTTGCAGAAGTAACTGATGCAGATTTAGGTGATCCAATTGATGGAGTATGGATTAATGGTTATTACTTTCTAACAGATGGTGATTATGTTTATCATACTGATATTGCTGATGAAACAGCTATAGATCCTCTTAAGTTTGCAACTGCTGAATTTATGCCTGATACTACTCTTGGTTTACTAAAAACTTCTGATAATAAAGTTGCTGTATTCGGTAGATATTCAACTGAATTTTTTGCCGATGTAGCTCAGGCAAACTTTGCTTTTACAAGAGTTGAATCAAGAGCTTTAAAGCTTGGTATAGTAGCCACTCATGCTAAATGTGAATTAATGAATGACATTTTCATGGTTGGTGGGCCAAGAGATGAAGGTGTGGGTGTTTATAGAATATCTGCTAGTCAACCTCAAAAAGTATCTACAAGAGAGGTTGATAAATATATTGGTGAATATACTGAAACTGAATTAGCAGATATTAGAATGGAAGTTCGTTCACAAGATAATATAACTTTCATTCTAATTCACCTCCCGGATTATGTTTTATGTTTTAATGAGACTATTGCTAGACAATTTGGTTTACAAAATGCATGGTCTTTATTAAAATCAGATGTTGAAAATGATACTCCATTCCGTGGGATAAATACTATATTTGATCCGAGAGCAGGTGAATGGATTTGTGGTGATAAAACAACTACATATCTTGGTAAACTTGATGATACAGTTCCAACACACTATACTACTCAAGTTGAATGGATATTATATACACCATTTGTGAATCTTGAAAAAATGTCTATTGATGAAGTTGAACTTGAGACTATTCCTGGATATTCAAACTCAGTAGAAACTGTAGGTCTATCAATGACTTATGATGGAGTTTTATGGGGTACTGAGTATTGGTCAGACTATAGTGAAGTTGGCACTTATGATACTAATTTAATTATCCGAAGATTAGGTTATGTAGAAGATTGGGTGGGTTTTAAATTACGTGGAGCTTCTACAGCTAAAATGGCTTTTTCTCAAATGAAAGTGACGGCATCATAATGGCTGAAAGTTTATCATTACCTAATATACCAACATCTAAAATGTTTATGGATGATCCTGATGATAGGGCTCTTACCATAGAATGGCAAGAGTTTTTTAGAGGTCTACATAAACGAGTTGGTGGATTAATTGCACCGACTTTACTTGAAGTTCAAAGTGCTGATGTTGCTGAAGCATATAAGACTGAAGATAAAGAAATTGAAAAGCGGATAAGAGAACTTGAAAAGATGATGGAGTCTTTTCCTTTTCCTAAGTCCTATGATAAAGATATAAATGCTTTAAAGGATGAAAAGCCTGTAAATCCATATGATACTTCTCCTAAATCATATGATAAAAGGCTTGATGAACTTGAAGAAAAAATTGCTATGCTTCTTGTTGATCAACCAGAAGCAGAAAGAAATGAAGCTGTAGTAGTTCTTGATACTCCTAAATCATATGATAATGAACTTGCAGATATTAATAAACAAATTCATGTTTTTCCAGCAGCTAGACAGTATGATAATGAGCTTGCTGATATAGAGAAAAAGATTATAGCTTTGACTGCTCAACCAGGTGGTGAAGAAAAACTTGATCTTATAATAAAACTTCTTGATGCAAGAGAACCATTTAAATATTATCTACCACAATTTGTATGGGATGATTTGCAAGTAGGTATATCTAATATACGAGTTCCAGCATCAAATGCTCCTACAGAAAGATTATTTGCACATGGTATAGGTAGTGGAGTAACATTTCCATCATTAGGTTTTGATGTAAATGACTATTTGTATTTTGATATACAGTCTTCCCATTCAATGAAATTAAGTACAATAATGGATAGCCATATACATTATTGTACACCAACTGATGGTAGTGGAACTCCTGATAGATTTCAATTTCAACTTGATGTTATTGCAGCTCCAATTGATGGTGCTTATGCAGTACCATCCGGTTCTCCATATACTGCAGAACATACAATAGCTGCTGATTATACTACTTTACATAAATTATTTCAAATAGCAGATATTGCTGCGATTAATACAACTGTCAGTACTTTATATAAATGTAAACTTACTAGAATAGCAGCCACTCAAGATGAATATGGTAGTGAAGTATATGTTGATTTTATTGATTCACATTACCAAAAGGATACAGTAGGTTCAAGGATAGAAGACCTTAAATAGGAGGATACAATGGCTTTATCAACTAAATTCTTTTATGAATTAGCAGAAAACAAAGCTCGCATTCAATTTTACTCTGATGATGTTTTAATTAATGAATGGGTAGCTACTAATGGCCATGAAACTTCTCAGATATCAGTACCTACATCCCCAGGTAATACAGTTCCAAGAATAGAATGGATTAATGCTCGTTTAAATGTTAAAAAATGGATAAGAGGTATTGATAATTGTGGTCTTTCTTTTTGTGATCATAGACCTCAATCAAACTTCTGTTTTGAAATGAAACAAAAAGACAATAATAAACTTGAGCTTAAATTGGAAGTTCAAGATACTCTTGATACTTGTAGAACCCTAAGGGAAATTGAATATAATAAAACTACCGATATGATAACATTAGAACCTAGAGCAGAAGCTTTTGCAATATTTTGGATTGATTACCTAAATCTACTATTAGCTCAAGATCAATTTGAGATACTAGTAAATAAACTTCATACTTTATAAGGAGAAAGAGAAATGCCGGTAACCTTAAAGAATGCGTACATGGCCCAAGCTGGAGCAACGGATACCACCCTCTATACCTGTCCTGCTAATACAGTGGCAAGGGTATTGAAATGTACGGTAACAAATGATACTACCACCGTTGCTTCAATTTCATTTAACAAGGTTCCAAGCGGTGGGTCAGTTGGTGTTGATAACTTGATTATGAATACCAAATTGATCGGCGGTCAGGAAACCTATGAATGCCCTGAGGTTGTAGGCCAAGTACTTGATGCGGCAGACTTAATCAGCGCAATCGCAAGTGCTGCCGATCAACTTACTGTTGCTTTGGATGTTGTTGAGATCGTCTAATGATTTTATCTTTCAGTCCATATACTGGGGATACAGGTAGATTAGTAACCTCAGAAAATCATTTGAACTTCAGATGGAATAATCCTGATTGTAAGATCTTATTTTCAGCAACTCAACAAGGAAATGCTGTGGTTGGTCATTTCACATCTGACAAAGCGGGCTTACGGAAATTGAAACAAGCTCTTAATGAGTATTGTGAATTTATCTTTGATATATTTGATTGTGAAATGGTTATCGGTGTAATTGAACGACGAAGTGTCGTTAAACTTGCCGAGGAATGTGGATTCATACTTCTACGTTCCTTTGGTAAACAAAAAGTATATGTAAGGAGAAAACAATGGGCGGAATAATTGATTTTATTTTTAATCCAGGTGACGATGCTGCTGATGCTGCAGAAAAAGCTGCAGAAACTCAAGCTCAATGGCAGAATCGAGCTCTTGACTATCTCCAAGAAACTGAAGAGGTTCCACAAGCTTTACGCAAAGAAGCTTTAACAACTCTTGGTGGTTTATATGGTCTAGGAGGTCCAGGTAGTGAGCTTTATGGAGGTGGCAGTACTAGTACTGGTGATATTTATGCTCCTGCGCCTGCTGGAGGTGGAGGAGGTACAGGTACTGGGGGTTATGAGATTCAAAAGTACGAAGGAGACCCACGTCATTTTGGTTATATGGTAAATAGTGGTGAAGGTTTAACTCGTCCATCTAATCTTATTGATAGATATAAACAAGTTGCTTATGAGCTTGATTATCTACAAAATGCTTGGAATAATTACAGTGGAAAAATGCGAGATCAGTCAGCTGGACATATTAAAAATTCTATAAGTGTATTGCAAAATGAGTTAGATGAACTTGAAAAAATGCAATTAGGAGTTATTCCACTTGGTGAAGGTATAACTTTGGGTCCACCTTCTGATACACAACCCACTGATAGTACAGGTGGTGCAGTTGATCCTGTTACTGGAGAACCTGTAACTGAAGAGTGGGATCCATATGGTAAAATGAATGAATTCATTGAAAGAGCTAAAATGAGTCCACTTTACCAAAATATAATGGGTGGCCAAGAGCTTGGTGAAGAAGCTATCATGCGTAATGCTGCAGCTACTGGCGGTTTAAGGTCAGGCAATGTCCAAGGTAATATGTATGACTATATTACTCAACTTCAAAATCAAGCTTTGTTGTCATCTTATAATGAACAGTTATCAGGTCTTCAAGGTATGGCAGGCTTACCTTCAAATGCTGGTATGATTGCTAATCAAATGGGTAATATAGGCCAGACTTATGCACAAGGTCAGGTAGCTGCTGCTAATGCTCAGAACCAGGGTGTAACAAACTGGCTTAATACTGGTTTAGGTATTGGAGGTTTAATCATGGCCTCTGATATACGTCTTAAGAAAAACATTGAAAAGATAGGTAAAGTCAATGGATTTAATTTCTATTCCTTTGACTGGAATTCAATTGCAAATAAACTGGGTCTCACAGGATCAACTTGTGGATGTATGGCTCATGAAGTATATGATGTAATGCCTGAAGCCATTGTTCTCAGGAATGATTTCATGTGGATCAATTACTCAATGATAGGAGTCTTCTAATGAATGGAAATCCGTTCTATGTTGATCCAGGTTTCAATCTATTGCCAGGCCTTAAAATGTTTGGTCAAGGTATGGCTGTTCGCCGAGAAAAGCAAGCTATTATGGAAGCTGAAGAAAAGAAGAGAAAAGCTTCTGAGGCGGCTATTGAAGCCTACAAAACTAATGATCCAGATATCATTGCAACAACTATTTTGGCAAATCCAGAAATTGGTGAGACTCTTAGTAGTCTTTATGAAAAGCGCCGTGATTATAAACGTGAAGACTATGTTACTGATTTAGAGAATATGCTCACTGAACTTGAAACAACTGGTACTATATCATCACCTCCTGAAGAAACGGAAGGTCTTGGATTTACTGAAGAAGACCTTCCTCCAGACACCCTGCCGGGCGCAGCTCCAGCACCTATGGCTCCTACCTCCGGCCTGACAGGTCTGGCAGGAGGGACCCCCACTCCTGTTACTGCGCCCGGTAAGGGTCCAATAAATAAAACTGATATTGTCAAGAGTATCTATAAAAAGAATCCAGCAATTGGCAAGAAAATGATTGAGTATGAGTTTGCCAAAAATGATCCTAAACGATATAAAGTATGGAAAGAAGTATATCGTGATGGTGGAAGTAAAACAGGAAGTAATCTTAAGAAGCTTATTGATGAACGTCAGAAACTTCTTGATGAGGGTCTCTCTGAAGATGATCCCAAAGTAAAAGCTTACAATGCAAAAATCTGGCCTGAAGAGAATCAGGGTGCTCCTAGTAACCTTAAAAAGATGATTGAGGAAAGAGCTACTTATCTCCAAAATGGTGCTGATCCTACAAGTGATATTATCAGAGGGTACAATAACCGCATCCTTGGTGAAGCTGCTGATAAAGTTTATAGTCCTAGCCCCTTAAAGAAGCTTATTCAAGAACGCCAGGATTATATCAAAAGTGGTATGAAACCAACTGATCCCATCATTAAAGCTTATGATAATAAAATCTCAGGTATCGACATTGATATTGAAGACCTTACTCAAGAGGAAATTGATATGTGGGGTGCTTGGGTTAATGCTGTAGGTAAAATGCCTTCAGTTGGTCGCGGTAAACAAGCAACTAAGATTAGAGCAGCTATTCTTAAAAGTGCTGCTCGACAAGCTCTTGGTGATACAATTGGTGATAAAAAGAGAACACCCATAGATGCTGCCATGGAAGTTGTTGGTAAGCAAGCTGATACTAAATCCATACAAATGGCTCTTGGACAACTTGAAAAGCAAACTGCTGCTATGGGTAGTTTTATCACTAATATGGAAGCACAAATAGAACGTGTTAAAGAGATTGCAGCAATCCTTGATCAAGATGGCATAAGAATTATGAACGTTCCACGTAGATTGTGGAGAAGTAGAATCATTGGTCATCCTAATCAGGCTAAATACGATTTATACCTTGCTGAGATTGAAACTGAAATTGGTAAACTAGCACAAGGTAATGCTCAATCAATTGCAGAACTTTCTACTCATGCTCAACAGAGATGGGATAAGATCCATGATAAAAACCTCAGTACATCTGCTATGCTTGAACTTTTATCAGAGACATCTCATGCAGGTAGAATGAGAATAAGAAGTGTTGAGGATCAATTAGAAAGGACTCGTGAAAAAATGCGAACAAGAAAATATACTAAAACTCCAATTGAAGAAGGTGAAAAACCTGTGGTTGGTTCTAGAGAAGAATATGAAGCTCTTCCTTCAGGAACTGTTTATAAAAATAAACACACCGGAAAATTGATGAGGAAACCCTAATGACAGAATATGAGTATGACTTTGAATCGTCTGAAGCATCTGAGCCATACCTCGGTACAGTGAATGCCGCTGAGGAAAGATATGGCTTGCCGAAAAACATGCTTGCGAACTTGATTCAGGCTGAAAGTAGTTTTAATCCTGATGCTCTAGGTCCTGAGACTAAGTACGGAAAAGCAAAAGGTATTACACAAATCATTCCACAGTTTCATCCTGATGTTGATCCTTATGATCCTGAAGCTTCTATTGATTATGCTGCCGAGAAACTAAGTGAGTACTATGAAGAATTCGGTGATTGGGATTCTGCTATTGCATCTTGGAATGCAGGCCCAACTAATGTCCGTAAGCATGGTCTTAAAAAACTTAGGGGAATGAAAGCTTTTACTGAAACAGATAATTATCTTAAAACAATTAATGCTTCAAGACGAGCAATCAACAATCCTCTTCTACCTGATATACCTGCAGATGATCCTAATGCAGATGTCGATGAATGGGGTGGTATACCGATAGAAGAGGGTGATGAATATGGCGGTCAATCTGTTGAAACTGATGAATATGGTGGTCAAGTATATAATCCAAAGGATCTAAAATGGGAGAAACCGTATCCTTTGGGAAGGCGCCTTATTGACAATTGGGTTAGACCAGTATTAGAAGGTTTTGGTTCTGCTGCAGGTGCTATAATTGGCGGCGGTGGTGGTGCTACTGGTGGTACACTTCTTGGTCCTGGTGGTACTATAGCAGGTGGTGCTGCAGGTGGTGTTGCAGGTGGCGCTTTAGGCTATAGCATGGCTGATAGATTTACTGATATGCTTCAAGAATGGCTTGGATATTATGAACCTATGCCAGTTATGCTACATATGCAAAAAGCCGGAGAAGCTGCTGTAGAAGGTGCTACTTATGAAATGGGTGGCATGGCAGCTGGACCTATGTTAAAAGGCGCAGGCAGAGGAGCTGCTTGGGCAAAAAGTAAAATTTATCCTTCAGATAGACAAGCTAAGCAAGCAGCTGGTAAAGTACTTGCTGCTTTTACTAATAAAGGCCCAATAATTGTAGAAAACATGGAACAAGCAAAAGCACTTGAAGAAATGATACCTGGACTTAAATTTGATTTAGGTCAAGCAACTGGTGATCAAGGTGCTTTAAAATATATTATAGAAGGTGTAGACGACTCTGTTGAATTAGCAGCCAAAAGAGCTGAAAGAGAAGCTGCTAATATGAAAGCTATTACTGACTTTATTAAAAAACAAAAAGGCCCGCGTGGTGCTGAAGATGTCATGAGACCTCTTAGAGCTGTACGTGCTATGATGGATGAGGCTGAAAGTTTAGCAGCATCTAATTTAGAGCGGCAACAAACTGCTTTACAAGGCAAGATTGATCCTATGGAAATTGGATCTACTGTTCGTAGTGAAATGGAGGCAGGAGAAAAAGCTGCTCGAACAAAAGCCGAAGAACTTTTTGCAGCAGTTCCAGACCAAGAAATGCTTGCTGATGATTTAATTACTGGATTTGAAAAAATACTTAAGCCTGGCCGCTTTGAGGGTAGAGATAAATTTCCAAAAGTCTTACGTGATGCTCTTGAGGAACTGAAAAGTGGTGGTAAAAAATCATCTAAGGAAATGGATCTTGCCAAAGCTGCTTATTTAGAAAATATTGAAATACCTATGAAAGGTGAAGCACCAACTGATCATGCTTATAGAATAGCTAGATCAGGTAAATATACAGCATCAGAAGCAAGAGCTAAAGCAGATATTTTTTATCGTCAATCTGAAAAACTTTCAGCAGAAGGAAAATTGCAAGAAGGCATGGATGTTGGTACTAAAGGACAAACTTGGCGAGAAGTTGCTGAAGCTCTTGAAGGTTTACCACAACATAAAGGCTGGGAAAAAGAAACTGCTAGAGATGTTATTGAAGAAGCTGGTCCTAAAACAATAACTCTTGCAGAAATACAACAATTAAGAAGCGAGATTCTTGAAGATCTTCGTACTGCAAAAGATAAGGGTTTACCTCGTAGCTTACGAAAAAGATTAACTCAAGCTGTCGATGTCATTGATAAAAAGCTTATGGGCGAAACAACTGAAGAAGGTGGAGAAGTACTTTATCATGCAACTGATGCTGATGTTAAAACTGAGAATTTAAAAAGTGGTTTCTTTGGTGGTAAGTATTCTCTTGACAATGAAATAGTTCAAGTGTATGGTGAAAATATACATGCTATCAGATTACCTAAAAATACTAAAGTATTGGATCTATGGGATGGAAGTAAAGATTCCAGAGACTTTATGAAAAAATTTGCCAAAAAACATCCAATGACTCAAAAAGAATATGATGAAGCAAGTGAAATTTTTGGATATGGCGGTCCTTATGGAGAGCTTGATTTAAAAATAGAAAAAGGAAGTGGCGAAGAGGCTGCTGATGCTTTTGTTACTTGGTTTATGAATACTAAAGATATTGATGATAAATTAAAACTTGCAAAAGAAATGGGATATGATGGATTAAGGTGGCAAGATGAATTTTTAATTCCACAAAGTTTAATTAAAAAATCAAAAGCAGTTGATCCCAAAACTGCTAAAGCTCCTAGCGAACAACTTCGTAAAGCTCAGCAATATTTCCGTACAGAAGTTGTCGAAAAATATGGTAAAGGTTCTGTTGGTCGAGTTCTTCGAGGAGAAGAAACTGTTTCAGATGCCATGGTTGCTGATGCTTTCTTCCAAAAGAGAGGTAAAGGTGAACAAGCTGCAGTTGAGTTTATGAAAATCATGGGTGATAATAATAAAGCAAGAAGTGCCATGAGAGAGCATATCAACCAAAAACTGTATGATCTTAGAAACAATCGAACTGGTGAAATCACTACAGCTTCTCTTAAAGGTTTTCTTAAAGACTATCGCCTTGCAATTAATAAGCTAGGTTTAGGTGGTGAATATAATACACTTATTAAAGCACGCCTCGCTGCAGATAAAGCCTTAGCAGCTAGTAAAGAATTTCAAAAATCGGCTGCTTCTCGAGTTCTGAAAGCTGATGTTAATGACATGGTGAAACAAGCCTTTGCTGTAGGTGGTTCTAAGAAAGATGCAGCAGAAGGCTTAATGAGCCAATTAGATGAAGCTATGAAAGGCTTCCATCCTGATGATCAGAAGAGAGCTGTTAGAGGCTTGCAAAACGCAATGATTGATGAAATCCTGACCGATATTCCTTTGGAAGGGACATCAAGAGATTTACTATCCTCAACTGCCATGGCTGGCCAATTCAGGAAATATGATGCTGCTCTTAAAGTAGTATTCAGAGATAATCCTGAGAAGCTCAAGGCAATGCAAGCAGTTAGAAAAGCCGTTAAAGCTCTTGAATATCATACCGGTGAGAAGATTGAAGGCGGTGAGAAGTATGCTGCTGACGTCTTTAGAAGGATTGCTTTTCTACAAGGTCATACTGCAGTTGCTGCAGTTGATATTTCTAGGAAAGCCATTAGAAAATTGAGAGGACTCGGCAAAAAGAGAATTCGTAAATATATTAACCGTGGTATTCTTGATCCTGATACTGCTTATGAATTAATGGAAATTGGTAAAGGTGGTTCTAAAGAAAAAATTGAATCTGGTGTGTCACGAAGTCTAGTTCGCTTAGGTCTTATTGCTCCCCAGAGGAAAGAAGATGAAAGGAAGAAACGCTAATGTCTACTTTAGTTGTATTAGCACCACAATACTTCCCATTATCAGCAACTGGTGCACCTGCAGGTGGAGGTAGTCTTTATATAGGTGAACCTGATACTGATCCCACTGACTCTGACAATCAAATTACTGTACAAGCTTTACTAGAAAATGGCACTTTACAAACATTATCACAACCTATTACTTTAAGTGGTGGTGGTATTCCATTATATAATGGCTCCCCGGTATCTCTTTATATTGATGATCAAAAATATTCAATGACAGTTAAAGATATCAATGGTGCACAAATATATTATGTACCAAATTCTCCTTTGTATATACTGTCAGATTCATTAGCAATAGATGGTGATATCAATGCGTCAGGTGATATAACTTCTGAAAACTGGCCGGTTAGTAATAACCTTGCACAGTTTGATGGTAATGATCCTGCAGGCATTGAAGATTCAGGTGAGCCAATATCAAATGTTGGTTTACTTGACACTGCTAAAGAATGGACTGCTCAACAGAATACTGATGAAGTAGCTATTACTAGTTCCAGTAACTCTGTGGCATGGAATGTAAATACAGCTCAAGCAGCTCTTCATACATTAACTGAGAATACTACTATAGCAGCACCTACAAATCTTAAACAAGGCGGTTATTATTCATTAAGAGTTGTACAAGCTGCAGGTGTATATACTCTTGCATGGAATGCTATATTTGATTGGGGATCTAAATCTGCATCTGCTGAACCTGCTGCTGATGGTGATCAAATACTTGTAACTTTCTATTATGATGGAACAAATATGTTAGCTGTTGAATGTCATAGGAAGGAAGCTTAATGCTACCAATAATTAAAATGATGCCTAATGCTGGGTATCCACCATGGACTTGTGATGCTTTTTCTGCACCTCAATACCCTTTATTTGATACTGATGGTATACCAGGTGGTACCTTAGCATCAGATGCTTTTCCTGGTGGCATTATAACATTATATAATAATACTACTGGAGTTATTTGGGACAGAGACTGGACTGTTAAAGCTGGAGGTGGAGGATGGTTCACCACTTCTTGGCCAGGTGCTACTCCTGGTTCTGCTGGTCATGGTGCTAGAATGGTGTTTGCGCTATCTCTTCCTGCAAGTACTCAAGGAAGATGGCGATGTGCAATGGAGATTATTACTCCACGAACTGTAGAAACACAGATGTTTTTTAGATGGTATATGATGAATATAAATGCCACTAATACATATGCTCGGTGGATGTATAGATCTCAATCTAGAGATTGGGAATGGAGAACTGTAAGGAATGGGACTAATACAGAAATAAATACTACCAATTCACAAGACTATGACTTAGGTGTATCAATAGAAAGATATAGTTCAGGAATAGTAACTTACAATGATTGTATTGGTGGTAGATATTCATTTACTGGTAACTGTAGCTCATCTCTTTCTACATATGCAAAAGATGGTGTATTAAATGTCCAATATATCTATTTTGTAGATGTTTACAGTCAAACTAATTGTCCGGCATTTGAAGTTAATTTTAAACCAGGAGTATGTGTTTATCCTTGTCTTGCAACTAACTTAATTGAATTTGCAGATCTTGATAGTTTAGGGTGGAATGCTGCTAATGGTTGGTTTGAAGGTTAACGCTTGAGGGCGTTTAGTAACATAGCTTGTGTAGCATCATCTCTAGCAAGTACTGCAGCAACTCTCTCATCAACAGTATCTTCCATCATTAAATGATTCACTATAACATGGTCAGATTCCTGGCCTTGCCGTCTTAATCTCCCATTCAGTTGCTGATAATCTTCTAGACTCCATGTTAATGCAAACCATAATAGTATATGCCCACCAGCTTGAAGATTGACACTCTTACTCAAGCTTCTAGGGTGACATAATAACAATGGAAGATCACCCCGGTTCCAGGCATCTATATAATACCGACGTTCTTTTGGACTTGTACCACCTACAATACATGGTACATTTCTGTCAATGAATTCACGGATCATCTTCAGTTCAAACTTAAACTGTATTGGGCAGAGAATAGGTTGGCCGGCTGAACTCTCAAGCAGATTTTTGAGGGCATTAACTTTGATCTGATGCAGGGGATAAAAGCTACCATCCTTTGCATCAGTATATACTGCACCTTGAATAAACTGGCGTAGCTTCATAGACAATGCTGCTGCGCTAAATGCTGTGGCACCTGCTTCCTCAAATTCAAGAAAGAAGTTATCCTCTAATTCCTTATATTTCTCACGCAGCTTAGGTGGTAACTTGACCGGTATATTGTTGTATATAAACTTAGGCAAATCCAACCAGTCATCACCCTCAAGTCTATATGTAATATCCTTGATTTTGTCTCTGATAGCCTCGAAGCTACCTTTACGGAGGGTTGTCTTATACAAGGGTGGGCCAGTGTAATTGAAAAAGGCACCCCGGAATCTATAATAGCTTTCATACAGACGTTTGCCACGATCGAGCATATAGTACTGTGACCAGAGATTATGGTATCCTTTTGGTGCGGGAGTTGCGGACAGACATAATCTATAGTCTGTCCATAGTGGCATAAGCTTCCTCAGCATTTTAAAACGTTTAGTTGATGGATCTTTTATCAGCGAGGATTCGTCAAGAATTAACATACGTTTTTTCCATTTGACTCGTTTATCTAATACTTGGTGAAAAAACCACCTCAATCCTTCATAATTCATTAGCAGAAAATCAGCATCTGAATGGGCCAGGATATTATCTTTATTGGGTCCATGTAAAATACTGTATGTATATTGTGGATACCACTTTTGAATCTCTTTAGGCCAGGTGTCATAAATAGCATCCAAGTTACCCAGCACAATTGCAGGTTGATCCACATTCTTTTTCACAGTCATGCTTACTATTGTCTTGCCCAATCCTAGATCCATCGCTAGGAATACGTTTTTCTTCTCCAGACAAAAGTCCACCGCTTTCTTTTGGTACCCGTGTAGCTTCAGCATCTTTTAGTTCCTCCTCTTCCAGATAATCTTTATACCCCGTTTCAGCAGCAAGTTCATTACCATACCACCCTTGTTTCCTACCTTTCTTGTCAATGTAATACCACGTGCCATGGGTTTCTTCTTGATATATATTGTCCATCGTTTTTATATATCCTTTCAATCCAGAATTGTCTACATTATCGTTTTCATAAAACAAATAGGGTAAGTAGGGCCTTCTAAATTTTGTCGTTCATGATCGTATAGAAGGCCCATTTTGTTTATATCAGTCCTCATTATCGTTTATATCAAAATTTCCTAAAGTCTCAGACTTTTTATCCGGGCTCGTCTTAGCAATGCCAAAAGAGTAGACTTTCTGATTTTTCAAGAAGTTTAAGACCTCCGAACGTTCATAAAGAATAGCTTTGCTTGTCGGTTTAATGTGGTCTATGAACTCTTGTTTACCCTGAATGTGATAACTACGAAGATCACGTATTCTCTTAGGATCAACCCCTAAGAAACTGGCCAACTCTTGTTCACTGATGTACATCTCTTGAATGTACTCTAATAGTGTTGTCATTTACACCTCCTTGTCTGGGCGGAAGTCAAAGAATCTAGCATGCCGCATATTGCCATCATCAGTTTCTTCCATATAATGGATTTCAATCATCCTGCCGATGATTAATTCGGGTTGTTGCCAATACACTTTTCTTTGGTGATCAGACCAACCACCACCGACTTTGTTTTCTACACCATTCTTAAAGAGTACAATGACGCCGCCCATCATACCCTCATACTTGCCTTTACCTTCGTAGACATCATGGATCAAGCCATCGAAGGTTAATAGCGGTTTCATTTTCATCCAACGATACGAACGATTACCAACATATTCATAATCATATGGAGTGATGACTGCACCTTCATATCCTTGTCGACGACATAGCCTGTAGAATTCTTTAACTTCACTTAAGTCTTGAAGCATTTGTCGCTTAATTTTGTGGATATCAGGGCCAATAAAATGCAGATCATCCATCATAGTAAGCCGTTGAATAAAAGGCTCATTGATTGTCGGCAAGTCAATCATCTTAAACTGGGCGTCAGGTGTAGGATCATCACTTCGTATCCATCCAGAGCTTACTTGAAATGAAACTCCTGGAACAATTAACTCACCATCAATGTCTTGAGTTATATCTGCCAACTGTTCTTTTAAATGATCGAGCCCCATATATTCATGGCCATTACGGGAATAAAATTTACCTCGTTTGTATGTACCACGAACACCATCAATTTTTGGTGATCCCCAACATGGATAACTAAGGTGATGTTCTTCAAATAGTTTTGCAAGCATTACATCATGTGTGGGTACTAAGCCCGGTAATGCCTTATTAATGGTCTTAATACCCATACCCATACGAAGATCACCTTTGAGGATCCGTCTAAACAACTCAGCCGAAGATTGAGTCATTTCTTTGGTATGCATGTTCACGACATTTTGAGCTTCATAGCCCGTCAGTTCTCGCTTAGACAGCTTATCTAAGATAAGCCATGTTACACTGCTGAATTGATCTTCACCTTTACCAGCTGCACACTTGGTCAGATAGTATTTGGTGAATGGATCATATGCGGCAAGCACATATTTACTTGCCGCGGGGTTCATGTTTAGGGCACTGATTTTAGAATACCCACTCATTGTTCCAATGGCATCAAATAATGCCAGAGCTTTATCACTGTTCATTGGCTCCATTTTGCATGTCCTCCTTTACCATTTTAATTAGTGTATCTACCTTTTCCTTTGAATCTATGATTGCCACATTATTACCAAGGATATTCAAGAACTTCAGAACTTTGAGCTGCAATGGAGTTGGGTGTTTACCTGGAGCTTTACACTCAACAAAAACTATCTGACCACCTGGGAAGCAACATATGCGATCAGGTACAGCTCTGTTTGCCGGACTGGAAAATTTATAAGCTTTGCCTCCCAGCCTTTCCACTTGCCTGCAAAGGTACTGTTCAATATCTTTTTCAAGCAACTTGCGATGGGCTCTTGTCTTTGTTTTCATCAATGTCCTCCAAAAAGTTTAAAATTGTTATGGCCATTTGATAAAGGTTATTTTTGCCATAAATATGAATATGTGCAGGCGGTTCATATCCAAATCCCTCATCCATTGTAGAAGGTGAAAAGATTTCAAAAGTTACTTGTGTTTCTCTCATTGCTGGAGCTTGAACCTCTTTTAACCTAGCTACTTGATGTTCCAAATTAAATACTTTGAATTTCATTTTACCTCCTTTCTACATTTTTCTGTAGCGTTCCTCAATTACACCTTCAGTTGCTAAAGGCAGACCAGCTGCCCATGGGGGCATGGTACACATATGAATACTGACACCGTTTAGTGTAGTTTCACCACAATGCTCATCAACCTCAAGAATAACTTCATCATGAACTGAAGCTATGATTTTGAAGCCAGCTTTGTCAAGATTAAGCTTTCCTTCAGCCATGACATCTCTTGACAATGCCTGGATGATATTCTCAACAAAACGTCCAGGAATAATCTTTAATCGCTGCCACTTTTTAGAATATGGATTGATACCCATAGCAGTTACTTCAGGACCATAGTCACCTTCTCTGATCTCAGGTTTGTTATAATAAAGATTACGACCTGAGGGGATTGTTAATTGTAACCATGGAGTTTTATTCCTGTCTTTCACTAACTTGAATTGGCATTTAGGTACATCAAATGCAACACCAGGATGTGTAATAGCATTAATTGCTGCTGACCTACACTGATACCAAAAAGAAACAACAAGGTTATACCTAGCTCTCCAGGCATTTACACCCTCTTGAGCGACAGCATCAGAAACTGGGGTACCGTAACCTTCCATATATTTTACAAATCCTCGCCAACCTAGGCCATAGCCACAACCAAGAACTAATTGCTTGCCCATATATCTCTCTTGATCGGTGATTTCATCATAAGGCTTCTTTAGAAGGTATGCTGCCATGTCTTTATACTGATCAAGACCTTCGCGAAATAGTTTAAGAGTCGGCAAATCATCGACTGTCCAAGCTAAACCGCGGTTTTCAATACCAGTATAATCAATGAAGAGAAGTAACTTTCCTTTTGGTGCACGAATCATTCCTCGGATTATTGACTTAGCAGCATTGATAGGATCTTTTTCAATAATCTCATAGTTCAGGAATTGATCAATGATTGGCTGTGCATCAACAACTTTTGATCGCGGCAGATTATGTAGTTGAAAACCAAGGCCACCCCATCTGCCAGTTGATGCGGCATAATAACGTAGATTGTCATAGATACGTTTATCATGGCACATCTCAATCAGCTTTAGATACTTTGCAGTTGAGGACCTACCCAATTCCTGACGAAGCTGGAGCACAGTCCTTTGATTCTCAGTAAGGTCTACTCGCTTCAGAAGTTTCTCAACTGTGGCTGCTTGAAGATTAGGTACAACCATTCCTTGGTTACGAAGCCAATCAACAATTCGTTTATTTTGTGTAGCTTTTGTTACCTTATTATTAGTGAGACTTGGCAGCAACTGATTCATATCTTCTTTGTAAATTTCAGTTAGTTTATAAATGGCTTTAGCTGCCTGGATGTCAACCGGTACGCCATTATCATTTATCTTTACAGTTAGCTCCCAGATCTTTTGTTCTTTATCTGAAAGCTTAGATGCGGGTAGAGCATTCAACAGCTCATGCATGGAATTAACATCATCTTTACAGTACTGATAGAATTCCATGAGATCTTCATGTGTATAGGTAAATGGTGGTGTACAAATCTTTTTGATGAGGGCTTTACCGCGGGGATTTTTCTTGAGTTTTAAGTCAAGGTCATTACCTGCATCAGCTAATGACTGATGAAATGTAAAACGACCACAAATGGCCATTACATCAATCCAAAAAGAATGATGTATTCGTGGGAAATTGTATTTAGGACCTAATGTATTCCACACAGCTATATCAAATTGTGCATTGTGAGCATAAAATTTATGTATAGAATAATCAGTAACAAAGTCAGGCAATGAATCACCTGGTTTCCACAATTCTGTTGGCTGATCATCTATTTTATATGCCATGCAGATTATATCTGCTTCTCTGCCTGCAAGATAATTTTTACGGCCGTGTTTTATTAGGTCGACATCAGAACGAGTTTCAAAGTCGATACCTATTAAACTCAAAGTGAGACCTCCTTATGGTGAGGGACCCCGAGGGGTCCCTCGTTTAGACTATTCTAGTTCAGCACCAGAAACGTCTGTGTTAGTTGCAGGATCAGCTGCTGCAACCGCATCCTCAACTTCCTCGTCAGTATACTGACTGAAGGCATCTTCAGCTTTCTGCCGACCGTCAAGACGTTCACCGTCATTGACTTTCATAAGGTTATTGAGACCACACCCGACGCCACGATTGCCTGCCTGATTATATGGGAAGAAATTCACGTCCGCTCTTCCATAGCAGCCAGAGTAAAAATCATCGGGATCGAAAATGGGGACAGGAGGTCCACCTTTTTGTGCTTGCACAACACCCGGTTTATTTTTTGATGTGGCATTCACAAAGAAATGACCCTTGTATTCGGCACCACGATTGCCGGCTTCAAACTCCTCATCTCCGTCACGGATAGGCAGCCGAAGCATTTTAATCTGTGCCTGGGTGAATTTGTTGTTTTCGATACCTTTCTGAACTGCGGCATTGATGGCGGCCTGGATCTGTTTAATACCGGCTTCATCCTCTTTTGGTATAAGCATGGATACCGAATATTTCAGATCGCCAGAAGGTGTGGGTTTAGGTTCGAATGCGTTGAGATAGGAAAATCTTACAACAGTTGTTATCATGTTTGACTCCTTATTCGTTTTGCAATGTTTCAGCAATTTTGAGTTTGACATATTTTCGCAGGCCATTAACAGACTTGTCGACTTCTTCCAACAAATCGGAGCTGTCTTCAACATCTTTTTCAATGGCGACATCTAGTCTACAGGATTCGAATGGTGCAGATTGTACAGTGCGGCCATACGATATCCTTACTCGTCGTTTTGGCATTCAGTATCACCTCCTTTCAAACTATAGCCATTGTCTAACCGTCTATAGTTGTTTCTAATTACCTCATGGAATTTGATTTCAATGTCTTCTGAGGTAATATGTAGCTCTTCGCAGATGGATACCAAAAAGAAAATAATGTCAACAACCTCACGAACAGCATTATCCTTATCAAATGGCTGATCTGCTATATCTCTCCACGGTTTCCATGGAGTGCTGTCGACAAGTTCAGCAAGTTCCATCATCAGTGCAAGAGCACTATTCCTCATAGACTGCATTCTCTGAGGCATTGTATCAAATGGTCTATTATGACCAAGATGTTTGTGATAATCTTCAATCAATCGAAACATAGTTCTAATCTTCATTGTAATGCACCCACTCTCCTTTCCACATATCTTTAGCATATGTATGTCTGTGTTCATTTAGGAAAACAATCCTGCGACAACTTGTGTTCATTATGATGCGGATACATGAAACACAAGGACTGAGAGTCAGATAAATAGTATGTATCTGCTCCGGGACTCGACACTGTAATAAAGCATTTTGTTCTGCATGAGCAGAAGGACATTTGTTAGGATCACCATGTATTTCTTTCATACAATATCCAAAGTCAATACAGTGCTCAACTCCCCGAGGAGATCCATTATAACCTGTAGCTATTATTTCATTCTTGTCATTGACAATGACACAGCCAACCTGTTTATCCAAACAAGTTGAACGCTGTGCCATAGCCAATGCAACCCGTAAATACGCTTTATCTGCTGAAATTCGGGATACAACCATCGATACACTCCTGTGCTTTCATTTTACCTTGGGTACATCCACCAAGAACTTCACAGTCAGGGCCAACAAGATCAAAGAGTTCAGGTAACCACAGCATACAAATATTGTGGAGCTTTAATGCAAAGTAGTACATTTCACTAACATTACGTTTACACAGGCGTTGATTGAAAAAGTTGATAAGCGACCTAGCATTTACTGTCCATAAAAGATTAACTGCTTTAGCATTGGGCAGAACTTGTCGAGCTTCTTCTTTTGGTATACCAACACTAACCAAGTAGCGATACATTTCATCACAGTTTTCCAAGAAATCAACAACACCTTCCATGGAAAGAGTTTCCGGATCAAGGACATTTGGGAATACATCATATGTTGTATAATGTTGGCTAGCGGATGTAAATGAACCCATACGATGACGAGTGATCTGTGCCAAGAAAGACCTGGAAACATTCTCAATCAAGAAGGTGGCATAGCAATGTTCAAATGGTGAAGTATGGTTAGCCTCAAACAAATAGCGAATTAAACCAGATGCATCATACTCATTTGCATCTTTAGGTAATTCTTTTTTCTGTGTGAGACTGCAGGCATACAATATCATTCTATGCGGGTTAATTGTTTCCTGCATTATTGTGATTTTAAGATCATTGTAGGTTTTCATTTTATTATTCATCGAGTTTGCCCTCCAAGTATTCCCAATAGTAACTGGCATAATTAATTAGATCTATTAGGCTGTCCTTAATGGATTCATTCTTAGGGAATGCTTCAGTAGCAACCAGGTTAACAAGCCGTTGAGATTTGACATGAATCATTTGGACAAAGGATTTATCGCCGAAAGGAAAGTAAGGTTTGATACCACCATAGTCTCTTTTCTTATGACGGATTTTTTCAGCTTCAAAAAACGCTGGCGATAGATTAATTTCACGGGGATCGTTTTTCAACGTTTCGCTCATAGTTACCTCCAGATAATAAAAAAGGGCT